CATACCATTAACGTGCTCTTCGTAGCTACCAACAACTACGTTTTTAATCCAGCCAAGAACGATCTCTTCAGTCAGTTCTGCAAGGGGAATAAATGTGGAGCCTTCAGGCATGTTGGCCGTAGTGAAAGGCGTAGCACCAGAGAATTCGCCAGTGTGGCCGGCTTCGTCTGTACCGGTCTTTTTCCAGTAAGTTTGTACGACGGCGTTTTCGTTTGCCCCTTCGTTGCGGGTTTTCAGGCTTGTAACAGCCCATGTGTAGGTAATGGTCATGGTTAATCTCCAATGAGTTTGTTGATGAGGGATTCTAAATGAGCTACGCGTTTTCGTAAATCGACGACTTCTTTTGCAAGTTCTACGGCGGATACCAAGGCAGCGTTTCCGTAAGCAACGGACAACACACCTTCGTTATCTGCTGAAATGGTCTCAGGTAAAAGCTTTTGGAAGTCCTGCGCGGACACACCAGCTTGGCGTTCTTCGCTGTCGATGCGGGTATATGTACCAGACTTAACTGTAGCCAATCGTTCAATAAAGTCGGACTGGAGTGATGCCCAGTCTTTCTTCAAACGCTCGTCAGAGTAGGCTGTGACGTTACCAGCGGCGGTAAAATTACCGCCCATGTCAAACTGAAAACGATTTCCAGCAGCAGACCAACCACCGATACGGATTACGTTGTCTGAATCAAGACCCATGTTGACGGCGTAGTAGCCGCCCCTATGGAACGCCATAATTGCGCCGGCTCCATTGTTGGAAAATACGTTTAGTCCGATACCCGCCGAACCATTAACAGACCCTTGCCCATAAGCAGTAATACACTGCCCGCCGCCAGTAAAACTACAGCCGGAGTTAAAATTTCCAGAAGAGAATTGCGAATAGCCATTCGGGTCGCAGTAGTAACCTGTATCGTTAGTGTCATAAAAAATTGTTGAACGGACACTTGATTCAAAAGACGAGTATGACCTTGTAATCCGTGCGACAAGATCATAGTTGCCAGTTGCAGCTGTTCTAAAATACCAGCCGGTGTTATCGTTGCTTTCAGCGTACTCCACAAAAGTGGTTCCATGTCCACCTGTGATGGATGGGCTTGATGTATTACCGCTTACGTAACCTCGAACTACAATAAAGTGGTTGTAGTTATCGTAACCTTTGTAAATGGTATAACCAGTACTTGCGTAATTACTAGCTACAAAGTATGAACCTCGTATAACCCCGGCAGTATTAATTGATAAACCAGCATTTGGGTCTACGTAATAGCCTGTGTCATTTGAATCATAAAAGATTGGTGCACGTAAACTGCCTCTGGACTGAGCATGACCGCTGTGGTCAATCCACATATCAGGATTGTTCCAAGGACCAAAGGTAGTTCCGTTAGCACCGTCTAGGTTAATAGCTCCTGATGAGGTGTTTGTTAACCCTCCGCCCTGCCATGCACGAGAGAAAAAGTGAATAGTTTGTCTATTAGTGCCGTCTTCATAATAACGAATTCGACCATAGTCGCCAGCACCTGAACCGCTGTTAATGTCAATACCTTTATCAGCACCACCACCCCAACCAAACCGACCGTTTCCTGCGCAAAACGAAGATACGCCTGTCGAGTTCGGGTCTAGGTAATACCCTGTGTCGTTTTGATCGTAAAAAATTGGTGCACGAGAACTAGACCTTGAAAACGTATCGCCACCTTGGTTCCAACGCAAGCTCCAGTTGTCGCCGCCGTTGTTAGTTACTAACTCACCGCCTTGGTGGCCGCCTAACTGTGGGCCGTCGATTGTTGAACCGCTGAATCCAGTACTTTGATAACGAAGATAGTGGTTAGCGTCTTGGAGGGTAATCTTTTGCCCTGATGAAATGCTAAGTGCAACAAAGTTTGATGTGCCGGTTGGATCGCAATAGTAGCCTGTGTTATCGCTATCATAAAAGATTGGTGCGCGAAAACTGCTATTTGAATAACCAATACCACTTACATCTAACTCATAGTTAGGGGAATCGTTTCTGATTCCAACATATCCGCCATAGTTTCCAATTGTCAAAATATTTCTTGAAACTACCGCAGAACCATTCCAGCCAGTACCCCAAAACGTTATGTTTCTATAAGCAGAAGAACCTCCGGGATTAAAGTTCCACGGAGTAATGCCTGCATAACCAGCGCCAAGTTGAATTCCATAACCATAATCGGGAGAGTATGCAGCGTATCCATTAGTACTCAGGCGAACATTAAAATTACTAACATTATTTGGATTGCAGTAGTACCCGGTATCATCGTTGTCGTAGAAAATTGGTGAACGTGTAGAAACGTAGTTGTATACGTTGCCGGACGTATCCATCCTAAAACCAGTAGTACCTTCATAATTGGCTATACCATTGTGTGGGTTCCAGTTGGTCTGTGTAGAATTTGATACGCCAATATCAAGTTGTGAGCCCGATCCGTTCATGCCAATTACAAACTGACGGCCTGTACCATTTGCAGTAAACTGAACTGTGGGGCCGTGCGCTCCGTTTGAAGTCACGGTGTGGTTTAGCGATAAAACTGGGTATTGACCGTGGACTTGAATTACTGGTCTAACATTTCCATCTTCAAGCGTGTATGAGGTGCTGGTATTGCCAACGATTAATCTGTTGCCGTAGTTTCCGCCAGCATTACCTGAAATATACAAATCACGAGAAATTCTTGCGTTACCTCCAGCGGGGTCAACGTAGTACGCAGTGTCGTTGCTGTCATAAAAGATTGGTGCACGGAATTGATTTGATGCATACGCATAACCATTTGCAGTAGCAAGTTGCAACCCGGCATATCCATAAAGCTTTACGACATGAGAATTTTGATCGCCTCCACCACTTTCGGGAGTAGCAGTAATTAAATTGTAAGCCGCACCTTGCCCGCCTCGAATTTGAATACCTGCATATGTATTCCACAAAATACCATCAAAACCCGACCCGACTGCACCTCTTGTAACGGGATCATTTCCATAGTAGCCATTCCACAAAACGTGGTTTGTGTCGGTACCTGCATTAAACCAAATTGAATTGCTTGTATATTGACGGTTCATTTTTAAACCGCCGTTACCAAGCCCCACTGCTGTAAGGAAACTGCTACTGTTTGGGTCTACGTAATACGCAGTGTCGTTGCTGTCGTAAAAAATTTGGGTACGGAAATCCACGTTAGATGTAACACTACCAGCACTGCTAATAAATAGCCGTAAATTTGATGTAGTGTAAAACCCAAATTCACCAGCACCGGTTGCTCCAGCAACAAACTTCATTAAAGCATCACCACCACTGAGTGCCGATGCTAGTCCTACCGTGTAACTATTGGCGTTACTACCGTTGTACTGTATTTTTGTTGCCAAAGAATCAGGAAACGCTAAGTTTCCAGTTAGTGTCCCGCCGCTCAAAGGCAAGGCGTAAGAACTATAATTACCTGCATGCAGTACAGAATTACCCCGCCAAGTTAGATCACCGCCACTTATTGCACCGAGTGAATTTCCAGATGTTTGGCTAAAGTTCAAGTAACCACGATCTGGATTTTGGCTACCTTCTAAGAAAAGTGTATTTCCGACATTCCGATCAGCAAGACGCGAGTCGTCACCAATAATGATTCCGTATGTGCCGTTTGGAGTTGTGATGACACCAGTCATCGTACCGCCGCTTAAAGGCAATGCATACGAGCTGTAGTTACCTGCGTGAAGAAGGTTATTTCCGCCCCAAGTAGGAGTATCGCCGTTGTAAATTTTTAAACCACTGGAAAAATTGCCGTAACCGTCTTTTGACCCAATATCAATATATCGGTTAGCGGTTGCACCGTCATAACGAACTTTAATTACCGGGCCATTGGCAGGTCCGTCCAGAATCGTATAAACGGCTTGTTGGGTAGGAACACCAATTGCAGTAGCGGTTCCAGCACTACCAGTAATGTTAATTGTGTACGTCCCGCCGTTAACACGAGCGTTATCCAAAGTACCAGTTAACTTGCCGGCGTCTAAAGATGTAATCCAAGATGGATTGGCGTACGAACCAGACAGGGCTGGGCTGTAGCTGGTGTAGTTACCTGCGTGGAGAACTTGATTTCCATTAATAGTTGCGCCAGACGTTGTTACAACAAAACGGTCTGTGGTATTCCCAGAGGGGTCTGTAGTTCGAAGCTTGATGCCTTCGTTTTGATGACCTTGAATAACAAGCCAAAACGTATCAAGATAAATAGCTTTTTTTGATCCGCCAGTTTCAGTTCCAAAACACAGTGCAGGAGAATTTCCTGATGAACCAGCGTAAAGATTTGTCACTCCACTAAGAGTACCTCCGCTTAAAGGAAGAGCAAATGAATTGTAATTACCGGTGTGAAGAATGTAATTTGTTGTACCACCAATGTATACCGTTCCGCCACCATTGTGTTGGTTTAGATATAAAGTTTGCCCGGTACCAGCGTCAATTTTTAAGTTGCCGTTGTCTGAGTAGATCGTAGCTCTACCAGATACTAATCCTAAAGGGCCGGGGCCAGTACCAACACGTAAAGAACCAGAATACGTAGTATTAGGCCCAAATGTTACGTATGAACTATCTCCATTGCTGATGTTTAGTACGCCAGTCAACGTTCCGCCAGCTAATGGCAAATATGTACTAGCCGCTGACGCGCTTGTCAAATATCCTGACAATGCAGAGTTTGTGATGTAGCCTGATGGGTTAGCGTTGCTATAGGGTGTGAAGCCCAAAGCAGTTGTCACCATGCTGGATGTGATGCCAGTGATGTAGCCCGATGGGTTGCTGCTGTTGTATGGCGTGTACCCCAGAGCCGTTGTGACTTGCGTCGATGTGATGCCTGTCAGGTAGCCGTTCGGATTCGTGCTGTTGTAGGGTGTAAAACCCAACGCAGTCGTAACGTCAGCAGACGACAAAGTGATCGCGCCTGTGCGAGTATTGAAACTTGTCACACCACCGACGATGTTAATCACACCAGTGGCTGAGTCGTATGAGCCTGCACCGGTAACAGATATTGCGCCACGAGCGCCTGCGGCAGTAACGTATCCGCTAGGATTCGTTGCGTTATATGGGGTAAACCCTAATGCTGTAGTGACGTTACTGGACGTAATACCAGTGATATAGCCAGCTGGGTTGGTAGCGTTATATGGGGTAAACCCTAATGCTGTTGTAATATTACCACTAGTCAGCGCAGCCCATGAGGTGGACGTGGCATCAGTCGTCAGGAACTTACCTGCGTTACTTGTCTGAGATGGCAAAAAGCTAGCTTTAACAGCAGCAGTCAACGCGCCACGAACAGTGTCAACGCTCAAATACTGAGGGTGATCGTCGTCAGACAAACCAGACAAGTTACCGTGGTCAGTAGCAGGGTTTGCGACGGAGCCAACTGCGGAGATCGAACGCAAATCGACAATACTGACGAGTTGGGCGTTCACGCTATTTGCGTAGCCGTCTGAAGCTTTATAAATCAGTTTGTACAGCGGTCTAAACTCAACCGAAGGAAAACCTGTAAGGCTCAAATCAGCAAAAGCAAAAGCTTCAGCTTCGCCTAGATTATCTGTGGCAGACTGACCGATGATCGCAATAACGGGGTACGTTAAATTGTTTGTGGCCAGAATCCATGTCGTAGCGTGTTGGTTGTTGCCAACGTCCGCCGTACTCCAAACACCGCCAGACAGGGAGTTGTACTGAGGTCTGGATGTGCCCTGCTTAAACGGGAAATCTGTGGGCGCATCCATGACCCACGAAGTGCCTTGCAGATGCAAGACGGGAATCTTTGCAGGAAACAACAAGTTCTGTTGGTATGTACCAGCGGTAGGCGTAGCAGTCGACACGATGTCGATCTTCATGTCCTCATCAAAGAACGTACCAGACTCAATTGCAATCTGTGTCGCCGCGTTGGTAGCTGAGTTGTTCAGCGTATAGCCGCTAGCCAAGAAACCATTCGCAATAGCAGCGCCGCGTGTGCGGTGCAAATACTCATGCGTCTGCCAGTCTAGAACAACGCCATGGCGTTCGTCACCAAAGTATGGGGCTGCACCGGTTGTCGCGTTCCAATAAACGTAGGCAGTCGGAGCTTCTGTAGAGAAACTGAAGTACCCAATTTTAGATAGCAGCGTGCCGTTTGCATCGTAATAAATAGAATGCATCCCCGTGGTGTTGGGGATCGTAACGGTCTGCGCAGAGCTGACAACAACCTTCTTGCCTTTGCACCAAACTGTAAAGCTACCGCTTACAGGTGCAATCGTGAACGTACGGGTCGATGCGTTGAAGCTAATCGTAGATGTTGTACGGTCTTCATGACCCATGGGTTCGCCGGTAACACCGGCTACTTCCGCTAGATTGGTGAAGTTTGCGTCGACTTCGTTATTTGTAAGAGGCGAGCCCTTACCCGCTCGGGTAACAATATCAACCATACAACACTACTCCAAAAATTAGCTAACTGTAATCGCCCATGTAATGCTCATGGCGTCATCTGCGCCTTTGTTAACAACAGCGAACACGGTGCGGCACAGCATTGTGCCAGAGGAGGAAGCATTGAAAACGCCGGCTTCAACAACAGCACCAGTGCCAGTACCGGCTGGGAAGCTAGCTACATAAGTAACAACTGCACCTGCAGAGGTGGAAGAAGACAAAGCAACGCGGCCCAACTCACTACCCAAAGCAGCGTCGTTAGTAGCGGCTGCAGTATTATTAGAACCGATAGCCATGTGAGACATAGCTGTAGGAGTACCAACGATACGACCTGCAATAAATGTTTTTCCAGTAGACACTACAAGGTTTTTAATCTCGCGGCGATCCTTAATTTGGCCGTCTGGGCCAGTGATTTCGACGACTACGTCGCCAGTGACTTTGAGTTGGTCGTTTAACATGGAAGCTCCTATGAAAATGTGCGGGAAGAACCGACGTAGTCTTCTGCGAAGTATGACATATCACAATAGTTTTGGGAAGTCAAAAGACCACTGCTGCCCAAAGATACTGTGTCGTTCTTGTTTGCATTGGCGGCTACTGTGGTCGCGTCTGATACAAAAACTAGATTGGTTATGTATTTTACAGCTTGATAAGTAATATTATCCGCTAAATCGGCGCTGTCGTTCATTGCAACGCCATCATTAATCACACGACCAATAATACGGCTGGAGAAATCAGAAAGCACAAGGCTGTCAAACACGCCTTTGTTGAGGGCTCGTGTTAAGGTTTCTGAGCTACCAAACGAATCGGAGAATGATTTGAACGTGTTCCTTACTGCAAAGTCCGACAACGGGAACGAGTCTGTCAATGCTTTGGCGGTGTCTTTTGCTGCAGCGTCGGTGTGGGTAAAACTGTCGGTTAACGCCTTGGCCGTGCTGCGGCTAGCGCTGTCGGCAAGATAAAAAGCATCTGCAGTATGTTTACCCAAAGCAAACTGAGCCGCGTCTGTGGTGCCCGTGCTGTCAATCAGTGCTTTACTAAAAGTCCGGCGTATAGTTTCTGAGAGAGCAAAAGAATCAAAATACGCTACTTGGTAGGAGAACACCGGGGCAGAATCAGATAAGGAGAAAGCATCCGCTCGAGGTTTATTAAAGCCCTTGGCCGCCGCATCTGATATTAAAAAGATATCTACTAATGGCTTTTCCGTGGAAAACGATGGGCTGTCTGAAAAACCAAAAGAGTCTGTGAACCGGCGGATAAATTCAAGCGTGCGGATAATAAAATCGGGAACTGAAACGCTATCATGTTTGACAATGTCCGCAGACTTCGACGTTATGTAATCAGTCGATGCGAATGTATCTGTAAGGGTTTTCCCTACTGCACGAAAAGAAGTGTCCGCTACTGTGACTACTTCAGAAAAATATTGAAATCGGCCGGACGTATCAAGACGCGCCCCCGACGCCATTGTGATATAGCTCAGGCTGCTAACAGGAACTACGAGAGTAATCGATGCCCCAGCAATTGAGGCAAATGTTGCAGCGGATAAAAGCGTAGCCGAAGTCTCGGCGATCGGCGCTACGATGACGACGCTTGCCCTTGCTCTTGTAACAGCCGAAGAAGCCGCTAGAGCATTTCTGACAACCGTCACGCCCATTAGAAGTCCTCGCGGAGCTTAAACTTCAGCAAGTCGTAAACAGTTTGGATTGTGCCATCAGAGAAAGTAATCTGGATTTCGCCTTCGTAGTCGCCGGCTTCGCCTAACAACATGGCGGGAGCAGAAGCTGGGTAGAAAGCAACTTGGCCGTTAGCGCCGTCAGTCACGGAACCAGTAACAGTAGCGGTCAGATCGGTCGCGCCAACAGCACGGAACTTTAACAAGACTGTAGCGCCGGTAATCGAAATGGCAGCGCCCGTGATCTCATCGGTGATATTGCACACCAAGGCGGGCTTTGTATCGCCCTGTACGAGTTTAATTTTCTCGGCCATGGTTTACCTCAGATTTTAGGCGCAACGCCTGTTGTACCAGCCATCTCGGTTGTCAATGCAGCTTGGAAGGCTGCGTAGTGGGCCTGTGCGCGTTGAGCGTTACCAGCGTACTCGCTATCTTTGGTGTAAGCACGATACAAGATGTAGTCGGCCAAGACGTTGCCATAGATATCGGGCAAGCTGATGTTACCGGTCACAGCACTGTATACAGCCCCGTCAGCGGGCTCTGTGATGTCTGTTGGATAGGCAGAGTACACCAACTCCACGGAAGCGCCTGAAGAGGCTGCTGGTGGGTATACGTAGAACACCTTGGGGTCACGAGCGTCGTACATGTAGTGCAGAATCTCTGTCACGCCTGTCAGGTTGTACCAGTTGGGGCTCTGTGTGTCCAAGATGTTGCGCACGGTCATGCGAACGGAACGCTTGTTGCCGCTTGTGTTACGGATAACGTCGATTAGTTTGGAGCCGTTAGCGGGCAAAGCCTGCTTCGCGCCGCCTGCAAGAGCCACGGTAGCGTTAGTCACCATCGAGTCAGGGCGGTACAAGACCACTTCACGCTGACCATCATTGAGGTAACGAACAAGTTCAGCCACTGGCCAACGCACAGACGTGTTGTCCTGCATTGTCTCAACGACACGACGGATAATTGATTGTGCTGCAATGGTCATAATTTACCTCAAGCAAAAGAACGGGGACGAACACGCATTGAGCCACGGAGCAAGCCGTAATTACCCTCTATGCGAGAACTGTTGGTTTGCCTAGCGGCCGAGTCCAAAAGCTGTTGGGCCCTAGCAAAATTTGTAAATGGTTGATCCGGTATTTGCATTGCTCGAGCGATTGCGCCAGAAACAATTGGGTCAATCCAGATGTTGTACAAGTCATCATCCAACAAAGTTGCATTACGCGTAGGGCGCAAAGTAACAGCAACAACAACTGTGTATTTGCCGTCTGGTGGAGGTGACAACTTTAATGTGAAAACATTGTCTGTGCGGTCTGTATAAAAACCGCGTGGCTTTGCATTGGCTGTGGGCAAGTCGTTACGAATAGCCTCAAACATACCAGCGGTAAGCTCAGTACCATCAAGGGTTACACCCATTACACGATTAATGTCGTGGTTTGCCGTGGGTGGGTCTAAGTCATACTGGTTAATGCCAGCAACAGTGCGGAAAGAATCAAGGTTCTGGCGAAGTGTCAACGAACCCTCAGCAAACTCAATCGCTGAATTTACCAAAACCTGATCGACCAACGGCTCTGAGCAGCCGGGTAAATACGGCAGAATTCTTGGGTAAAAGACGCTCAGAGGTTTCATGGTGTACCTTACTCGGCAGCTGGTGTGAGCCCAACAGATGGCTCATCGGTAATTTCAACAGATTCTACCAGTTGTGCTTTTGTTTTGCGAGTTTTTGTTGTAGCTGTTTCAGCCACGGCCAAATTAGAATGCTCATTAGCCAACAAAATGCCGCGATCGGTCAAAACCCAGTCTTGGTCTTCAAGGCGGGCAACAATAACGATCTCACCATCGATATGTGCGCGAATTTTGTTGTTCAGGACTTCGCCACCGAGGCGTGTCATCAGTTCAAGAGCAGTCATATTTTCTCCAAGATTAAACAAAAAAGGGGGCCCGAAGGCCCCCAGTTTATACCACTATCAAGTGGCAGAGCCAACAGTAACAGTTACCAAGGCTTCAGGCTTAACAACCTTACGGCCGTACACAGCCAAACCGCGGACGATATCGCCGAAGTCTGTTTGGTTACGCAGGGGTTCTGTCTTGTTAATGGTCATGGCGAAAGACGTAGCAGCCTTTGTACCAGCAACCATAATACGACGAGCCTTAGCGTTGGTCACAGCACCGCCAGAGGAGGTAGCAGACAAACCAGCAACCAAAGCTTTACCAGCTTCACCACGGGGCAACAAGTTAGACACATACACGCTGAAGCGGTCCAACATACCGATCTTGCCGGTACGGATGGTGCTTGACTGGTCGCCAGTGAAGTACGCCTGAGCGATGCTAGATTGCATCAACAGGTGACGGTCATAAGGAGACAAGATCAAGAAACGGCCATCTTCAGGAACGTTCTGCTCATCCAAAACTGTAGACATGCGGAGGATAGCCTTCAACACGTTTTCAGGAGTGGATTGGTCGATAGGAGTTGTATCTGTGCCCAAGTTGTAAGCAGCAGAAATCTTACCGGCAGTAGCGCCTTCGTTTTGAGCAGCAGGGCCTTCAGTCACGAAGCTCTGGAAGAACACTTCGTTTTCGATGGCAATTTTCAATTGCTTGGCAGCGTCTTCTGTGAACATGTTCATCAAGTTCATGTCAGCTTGATAGGCCAACACGTCATTGACTTGCACGCCGAAGTACTTACCCTTGTTCACTTGCATATCTTGGTAGATAGGAGTTGGAACTTCGTAAGACAGAGTCTGACCAACAGTGTAGTCAGAAATGCTGATGGAAGGAGCCAAACGGATACGGACGGTATCGCCTTGGTTCTTCAATTCGCCTTCGTAGTCAGTGTTAGTGACTTCAGACAACATGGTGTTCTGGTAGAACTTAGCCAAGAGTTTGCCTGACCACAACGTGGGGATAAAGGCACCGGAGTAAGAAGGGTTGGTGTCAAATGCACCAGAGCCCGTGACGGGATAAACAGCAGCCATTTTGGCCTCCTATAAAAAATAAAAACAGGTTGGGTAAATGCTGCTCGCAGGGATTACGCTCTCACGCGTCCTTCTCTGTAAGCCGCATCAATTTCAGCTTCAAGTTTCAATGCTTCTTCGCGCTGCCCTCTAGAGCTCAGTTCGACAGACCGTTGGAACATCTTCTGGACTTGTGCATCCGTATATGTTTTGGCCTGTTGTGAAACTGGTGCAGTAGCTGCAGATCGTTTCGGCTGGATTTGTTTCTCAAGTTCAGCGGCTTTATCGCTTTGTTGCTCTGCAGGGGCGACGCTCGATTTGAACATCCCAATGTAGTGTGCAACGGCTTCAGCATCGCCTCGGTTGAACGCATCTTGCGCAACAGATTTT